TTATTCTCTGGATGCGATTAATACACCGTTTTTGCGAACTTCAAAACCATAACCCGTGTAACTTGTACCTCCCGGGTTATTACCACTTCCCGGATAGCTATACGCTATTCCGTTAAAGATAATGGGCGGAATAATGATTTGACGGTCAAAGTTATGATCATCGCTGATGGTGACTGTAACCGTCCCGTTTGGTGTTTCCGTGTTACCCCACGTACCAGCCTGTTTCGGGAATGATTTGGATACAGCTTTAACGAAGTCACCTCTGACCTGAGTCGCCTCCAGCATGCCCTTAATCGTACAGTTTTCATTTACCGTGACATTGTTGAGCGTCCCGGCGTTCGCATTCACACTGCCACTGATATCGGCATTTTTAGCGGTCAGCTTTCCGTCTGATGTCAGGGAAAATGCCGGAGGATTGCCGCCACTGGTAATGGTGGGAGCCGTCAGATATTTCAGGAACACTTCATTCATGAATATCTGATCTCCCTGACCAACAAACATCGGCGTTTCATTCCCGTTTGCCGGGTCAATAAACGCGATACGGTTAGCGGCAACCAGAAACTGGCTCAGTTTGCCTTCCTCCGAGTCCTCCATGCTGAGGCCAATACCCGCGACATAATGTTTGCCGTCTTTGGTCTGCTCAATTTTGACAGCCCACATGGCATTCCACTTATCGTTGGCGTCCTTCCACTCTTTCGAAAACTCCTCCAGTTTGCTGGCGTTATCCTCCGTCAGCTCGACTTTTTCCAGCAGTTCCTTGCCGAGATGGGATTCGGTTATCTGGCCTTTGAAAAAATCCAGGTAACCTTCCGCATCATCGCTCGCCTGACCGACAGCCTCCACGAATGCCGATTTGCCAACGGTGTTCACACTGCGGATATAAAAGTAATAATCATGGCCCGGTTTGATATTGATACTGGCGGCTATCCAGTACAGCGCCATGCCAAGATAGCGCGCGCTGGTTTCAACCTGCCTGATATCCGCAATCCGCTTTTCCGAGAACCAGAACTCAAACTGTACCGTCGGATCATAAACCGCAAGATGCGGCGTGGCGGTTATCTGAAAATAGCCCGGCGTCAGCTCAATCTGTGACGGCGCTGCCGGTGCGGCAATCCTGAACGATACCGACGCCGGATCGCCCTGCTGTCCCCACGCATTTACCGCCCGGACAGTCAGCGTGTAACTCCCCAGCGCCAGTTGTGTGAAGCGGTATGTGGTTTCCGCCGTCCGGGCTGTGCTGACCAGCCGCTCACTGCCGTCATCCGCTGCCACGGTCAGGCGAAGCATGAAACTCACGCCCTTCACCACCTTCGGCGTATCCCAGCGGGCCAGTACCTGATACTCCCCGCTGTCTGCGGTGACTTCGGCAGTCAGGTGCTGCACTGCTGGCGGCGTGACACCATTCACCGTGCCGCTCTGGTCGCCGTCAAAGTGCGCCCCGTTATCCACGATAGCCTCTTTTTCAGGCACATGCTGCACGGCGGTGATGGCATACGTGCCGTCGTCGTTCTCACGGATACTCACGCAGCGGAACAGGCGCTGGCGCAGCGTCGGCAGCTTCAGCCCCCACACGCTGTATCCGGCAACGCCGTCAGGAACACGGCTCACTTTTACCTTCACGCCGTCGGTGACGGACTGGACCTCCACGCTGACCGGATTGCCACTTCCGTCAACCTGGCTTATCAGCGTGGTACCGGAGGATGGCAGCGTGATTTCACGGTCGAGCGTCAGCGTCCGGGTCTGGCTGTTCACCGCCAGTACGCGCCCGCCGGTGCTGATACCGGCATAGTCATCATCGCAGATTTCAATGACGTCTCCCGGCACATGGCGAAGCCCTTCTGCACCCACGCTGAAGTCCACGGTCTGCGTTTCCAGCAGCTCCGTTTTAATCAGCCACAGCCCGGCGCGGTGTGCCTGCCCCCGACAGGTACAGCCAAAGGCATCCATCTTCGTGACGTTACGACCGTAACGGGCAATGGCCTGCGTGTCCTCCACAAGCTCTGTTGCCGTCTCCCAGCCGTTGTTCGGGTCAATCCAGTTCACCTCAACGGCATTATGGCGGTCCTTCAGGGCGCTGAAGCTGTAGCGGAACGGTGCGCCATCATCCGGCATCACCACATTACTGCGGTTATAGGTCCACACCTTATCCGATGGCCGGTCCTGCACGAACGTCAGCGTCTGCCCGTTCCATACCGGCATACAGCGCATCGCCGAGCAGAAATCACTGAGCACATCCCACGCCTTGCGCTGTGTGGTCAGGTACGCATTACAGGTGATGCGCGGCTCCGTGCCGCCAGAGCCATCCGGTACCGACTGGTCGCAGTACTGGCCGATGACATACAGCGCCCATTTATCCACATCCGCCGCACCAAGACGTTTCCCCATGCCGTAGCGCGGGTGGGTCAGCATGTCCCACAGACACCAGGCCATGTTGTCGCTGTACGCTGGCTTAAACGTTCCGTCCCAGATACCGCTGTATTGCCGCGTCTGCGGGTTATAGTTCGACGGCACCTGCAGAATGCGCCCGCGAAGATGATAATTACGGCTCACCTGCTGGCTGCCGAACTGCTCCGAGTCCACCTGTACACCGACCAGTGCCGTGTTCGGGTAGCCCTGTTTCACATCGATGATTTCGGTATACGAGGACCAGATTGTTTTGTTCTGCAGCTGGTCTGTGGTGCTGTCCGGTGTCAGCCTGCGCATCCTGATATTGAACGGTCGCGGCGGCAGGTTATCCACCACCACCGAGGCCAGATACTGTGAGGTGGTTTTGCCCTTAATGGTGATGTCTTTTTCCGTCACCCAGCCACCATTACGTTGTATCTGAACCAGCAGGCGGACTTCCGACGGATTCCGGTCCCCCTTTGAAGTGGTTTCCACCAGTGCCTGCACACCGAAGGTCAGGCGCAGACGGTCGATGTTTGCCGACGTGATGGTCCGGGTGATCGGCGTGTCATATTTCACTTCTGTACCGAGCACCGTCTCGGAGCCGGAGGATTCAAATCCCTCCGGCGGTGTCTGCTCCTGCTCACCGGCCCGGAACACCACCGTGACGCCGGATATATTGGTATTCCCCTCACTGTCCAGCACCGGCGTACTATTCAGCAGCACGCTTTTTAATCCATCCACCGGACCTTCAACCGGCCCTTCGCTGATGGCATCAATCACACTCAGCAGTTGCGTGGACTTCAGGTTGTCCTTCGCTTCGCGCGGGGTATGCCCCTTACTGCTTCCTTTGCCCATTCGTCATGCTCCATAAACGACAAAACCGCCCGGAGGCGGTTTCACATGAAATATTTTGCATCAGCGGCCAATCACCACAACCTGACCACCGTCCCCTTCGTCTGCCGTGCTGATCTCCTGAGAAACCACGCGTGACCCCACGCGCATTTCACCGTACAGAACCGGCAGAACATTGCCCTGGGCAACCATGTTATCCAGTGAGGAGAAATAGGTGTTTTGTTTGCCGTTATCCGTTGTCTGTGTACGGGGAGTTCTGGCTTTCGGTGCCAGCATTTGCGCCACACCACCGAGCACCATACTGGCACCGAGAGAAAACAGGATGCCGGTCATACCACCGGCCCCAATGGCTGCCCCCCATGCTGCAAGGGTGGCTCCGGCGGTAAAGAATGATCCGGCAATGGCGGCAGCCCCCAGGACAATCTGGAATACGCCACCTGACTTGGCCCCGGCGACTCTGGGAACAATATGAATCACAGCGCCATCAGGCAGAGTATCATGTAACTGCGCCGTTAACCCGGACGTGCTGACGTCCCGCCCGGCAATCCGTACCTGATACCAACCGTCGCTCAGTTTCTGACGAAACGCCGGAAGCTGTGTGGCCAGCGCCCGGATGGCTTCAGCACCCGTTTTCACACGAAGGTCGATGCGGCGGCCAAATCGTTGTAAATCCCCGTAAAGGCAGATGCGTGCCATGCCCGGTGACGCCAGAGGGAGTGTGTGCGTCGCTGCCATTTGTCGGTATACCTCTCTCGTTTGCTCAGTTGTTCAGGAATATGGTGCAGCAGCTCGCCGTCACCACAGTAAATGGCGGCATGATTCGGCACCGATGAACCAAAGCAGCACAGCAGCACATCGCCCGGCTGCGCCGCTGACAACGGCACCTGATACAGCCCCGTTGCCTCCAGATTATCCAGATAGAGATTCTGACCGTGACGCCACCAGTCATCCTCCCGCGTAAAATCCGGCATCTCAATCCCCGCCAGATGGTAAGCGTCCCGGAACAGCGTGTAACAGTCCGTCACCCCGTGCTCAAAGCGCCGCCCGGTGAGATGCGGCACACAGCGGAACTTGTGAATCGCCCCCCGGCAGACCAGCCACCACGGCAAATCACTCTGCACCTGCAGCCGCCGGTCGGCCTCACTCAGCCAGGGCAGACCACCGGGATGACTGTGGACCAGCGCCACAATCTCACCCTGCATCTCTGCCTGCAGCCAGTCCTCCGGCGACATCCGGAAATAATCCTCCGGCTCACCGGAGATATTCACGCAGGGAAAATATCTTTCCCCCTCCGGCGTTCTCACCACGAAGCCGCACGACTCCGCTGGCGCACATCGCCGGGCGTGCGCCAGAATCGCTGATTCTGTCTCTGTCATGGGATTTACTGCGAAAGTTTGTTAATGGAAAGGAAGCCGCCAAAGTTGCCGACGTTATTGCGAAACTTACAGCCACTCAGGCATTTGCTGCATTTATCCTTCGTGATATCGGACGTCGGCTGGTCATATTCATCCGCGACCGCCGGACCGCTATAACCGCACTCATCACCGCGATAGGTCCAGGTACAGGTGTTGGCCAGCATGATGCGCCCCGGAAAAACAGCACCATCCGTTTCCGTCGGTGTGGACAACACAAAGGAGGCACTGACCGCGCTCAGTTCGCTGCACTGCTCGATGCGCCAGCGGCTGATCACCTCCTGCTCCGGATCGGCATCGCTGTTTCCGTTGACGAAGTTCACCGCATCCAGAAAACGGGCGTAAACCTTACGCCTGACCACCGTTCCGCCGACCAGACTCTGCAGATCTTCCACCATCCCGGTGACCATGCCGTACAGGTTAGAGACTGCCAGCGTGGGGCGCGTACTGGTGCCTTTGCCATTCAGTTCAAAACCACTCCCCTGAATGGGATACGCCAGATACTGCCGCCCCTGCCAGGTGACCGGCTCACCTTTTTCGTTCTGCTCATTACAGAAAAAATAACGTTCACCACCGACCTCTGTCAGATCGATTTCCCAGAGCACCACGCTGGCCGACTGCTCCGCACGGGTGCATTCATTCAGTGTTTCCTGCCGGATATCCTGCATCAGTTCACCACCTGTTTAAACTCTGCGCTGAACTCAACACGCAGCATACTGACCCGCGACGTCCATTTTGCGCAGGTCACCTTTATCTGCCGCCAGTCATAAGGCGGCGTCCACAGAAAGGCTTTCCAGCCTCCGTGCTCTGCCAGAAACGATTCCAGCGCCGTGGCCTCCCAACGGGGGACAGAAATCGTCACGCTGTACGTTTTCAGGTTGGCATTCAGCCCGGCAGGCGCGCGCTGGGAGTAACCATCACCAAAGCGCACCTCCCTGACGGAAGGAGTCGAAGCCACATCCATACCCGGTTTCACTTTCCAGCGGAAGGTTTTCATCGTCCACCTCCGGAGAACAGACCACCATCACGCATCTGCCCGGTCACAACATCCATTGCCGCCTTACGGGCTACGTCATAAACCGCCTTCAGCGCCTGTGGCCCTATCTGACCGTTCGTGCCGTCGTTGTTAATCACCACATGGTTATTCTGCTCAAACTTCCCGGACGCCTGCGACCGACTGTCCGCCATGCTGCCCGGTGTACCGACATAACCGCCGGTGGCATAGCCGCGCATCAGCCGGTAAAGATTCCCCACGCCAATCCGGCTGGTTGCCTCCTTCGTGAAGACAAATTCACCACGGTGAACAATCCCCGCTGGCTCATATTTGCCGCCGGTTCCCGTAAATCCTCCGGTCGCAAAATGGAGTTTCGCCGCAGCGGCCTGAATGGCTGCACCACCTGACGCTGATGAGCCGCCACCGGTAGCACCTCCAATGGCGCTGCCGATACTCCCGACAATCCCCACCATTGCCTGCTTAAGCAGAATTTCTGTCATCATGGACAGCACGGAACGGGTGAAGCTGCGCCAGTTCTGTTCACTGCCGGTCAGCATCGCCGCCATATTCTGTGCAATACCATCAAAGGTCTGCGTGGCTGCACTTTTAACCTGCGACATACTGTCCGTGGCGCTCTCTTCCCACTCACTCCAGCCGGACTTCAGGCCTGCCATCCAGCTCCCACGAAGCTGGTCTTCAGCCGCCCAGGTCTTTTTCTGCTCTGACATGACGTTATTCAGCGCCAGCGGATTATCGCCATACTCCTCCTTCAGGCGCTGTTCCGTGCCTTCCCGTTCTGCCTGCCGGTCAGTCAGCCCCCGGCTTTTCGCATCAATGGCGGCCCGTTTTGCCCGTTGCTGCTGTGCGAATTTATCCGCCTGCTGCGCCAGCGCGTTCAGGTGCTCCTGATACGTAACCTTGTCGCCAAGTGCAGCCAGCTGGCGCTTGTACTCCAGCGTCTCATCTTTATGCGCCAGCAGGGATTTCTCCTGTGCAGACAGCTGGCGACGTTGCGCCGCCTCCTCCAGTACCGCGAACTGATTCTCCGCCTTCCACAAATCCCGGCGCTGCTGGCTGATTTTCTCATTCGCTCCGGCATGCTTCTCCAGCGTCCGGAGTTCTGCCTGAAGCGTCAGAAGGGCAGCATGAGCACTGTCTTCCTGACGATCGCCCGCAGACACCTTCACGCCGGAGTGCTTCGGCTTTTTCAGCGTCGCTTCATAGTCCTTTTTCGCCGCCGCCATCAGCGTGTTGTAATCTGCCTGCAGGATTTTCCCGTCCTTCAGTGCCTTGTTCAGTTCTTCCTGACGGGCGGTATATTTCTCCAGCGGCGTCTGCAGGCGTTCGTAAGCCTTCTGCGCCTCTTCGGTATATTTCAGCCGTGATGCCTCAGAGTCGGCCCAGTCCTTTGCTGCCATCTCTCTGGCCTTTTCAAGATCGGCCTTCAACGTGGCGGCTGAAAGCCCAAGTTGCGCATTCACTCTGTCCTCCCATGCTCCACGGAGATTGGCAAGAAATGCTGAGGTTTTACCGCGCCGGTGGCTTCGGCTCTGATACCACTGCCATTTTTTATCCGCTTCATCAAAAGCCTTTTCAGCTTTGGCGAGCATATCTGCAGAGGAGTCCGGGCGGCCAATATCCAGCACCGCATCCCACATGGATTTGAATGCCTGTGCAGTCTTGTCAGCCCAGGTCTCCAGCGTACCCATGTTCTCTTTCAGGCGGCGGGTCTGGTCATCAAACCCTTTCGTTGCGGCCTCGTTCGCCGCCTGCAACGCCCCGGCCCCATCGCCGGAACGCTGCAACTGAGCAACATACGCAATCTGTTCCGCCGTCACGTTATGGAACTGGCGCGCCATCGCCGTCAACCCAGACGTCGGGTCAGTGGTCAGCTTCCCGAAGGCTTCAGCGACCTTGTCCACCTCCACGCCGGATGCAGAGGAGAAACGCGCCACACTCTGGCTGATTGCCTCAAACTGCTCACCACCACGCACACCGGCATTCACCAGCGCCGTCAGTGACTCGCTGGTCTGGTTAAACGTCAGCCCTGCCGCCTGCCCGGATCTGGACAGGGCCAGCATACGATCTGCCGTCAGTCCCGCCTGATTACCGGAAAGGACCAGCGTTTTGTTGAAATTAGACAGGGTTGAGTCACCCTGATACCAGGCATACGCCAGCGCACCGGTCGCCACCGCTAGCGAAGTGATACCAACCATCGGCAGGGTGATCGCACCGGCAAGCCCCCTGAACATGGGGATCATCCCGCCGAAGGAGTCCTTCACCTGACCGCCCTGTTGCAGCAGGATCAGCCACGGACTTTGCCCGCCTGCAAGCTGCGTGGCCACGTCGGTGAACTGCGCAGGCAGCATACGCATGGCAGCTTTATACTGCCCGACGGAAATCCCCGCTTTCTGTGCAGCCAGCGCCTGTCGGTTCATCGACTGTTCAACGACTGCCGCTGTTTTTTTCGCATCACTTTCCGTACCGGAAAAATGACGCCTGACTCTGGCCATCTGCTCGTCAAATCTGGCCGCATCCAGACTCAAATCAACGACCAGATCACCTACCGGTTCAGCCATACCGGACTCCTCCTGCGATCCCTTCTGATACTGTCATCAGCATTACGTCATCCTCCGTCATGTCCGCCACATCCGGGGAAGCGGGGATAACTTCATTCCCGTCAGGGCCAAAACGAACGCCTCCGGCAAGCCCTGCCGCTTTCTGCATCAGCACATCATCTTCAGGCTCTTCGTCAGCCTCACGCCGGCTCAGCAGACTGAAATCCAGCGGATGCATATCCGGATCGCTGAAAAACAGGCTGAGCACGGTGTACGTCAGCCCGGAAAAGTGCATATCCAGCAGAACATCATGAAAATAATGGGTACTGTAAAAGCGGTGCCAGTCGGCATACTCCGTGGATGACATCCCGGCAAGCATGGCGCGCCAGTCGGGTCGCCCCATCTCACGCGCCAGTTTCAGGGCAAAACTCAGCTCACCGTCGAACACTTTCCCGCAGAAACAGGCTCTGCAGGCCCGGCGTCATCTGTCTGTTCAGGGGCATTATTCACAACAAACTCAGACATTCCGGACAGACGTAACACAACGTTTTCAGCCTGAGCAATTGCCTCCGTGGGCCAGGTGGTAAGCACTTCCTGCTCAATCTGCGTAATGGCTTCATTCATGGACGGCAGCTTTGTTTTCTGCGGATGGTTATGCCACAGAGACATCGCCACCAGAAACGCCCCGCCTCTGATAAGATCCTCTACAGACACCTGCAGGTTGCCACTGGATTCAGCCTTTTTTTCCTGCTCTTTCAACCAAGCAAGATGCTCAATACGCTGCAGGGCTGACAGTTCAGAAAGCGTGACGGTCACGCCGTTATGTTCAAATGATTCGGTTTTCAGGAACATCTCTGACTCTCCGGATTAGCTGTCGGTGACGTTGATTTCTGCAACCGCAGCAAACTCACCATTACCGGATACGACCGGAATGTTGACCTTGCCTGCAGCAACGCCCTTCACGGTGATGGTCATCCCACTGACCGACACGGTGGCTTTTGTTTTATCCGCTGACACCGCACGGAAGCTCTTGTCGGTTGCGCCTTCCGGCTGGAATGCCACGGTCAGCGTGGTGCTCTGCCCTTTCACTACGGAAGCACTGGCTGGCGTTACCGTCATGCCGGTTGCCGCTGTCACCGTGCTGCGATCTTCTGCCATTGACGGACGGCCCACATTGGTGACCTTCACCGTACGGGTGATCACTTCCTTCGCCGTCACTGCCTTACCGATACTGCTGACCCAGCCACGGAACACATCGACCGTGCCGTTCGGGAAGCGGATTTTATAGGCACGGGTATCGCCTTCATTAAACCACGCCAGCAGCGCCTGCTGCCCCTGCTCTCCGGGCATCCACGCCAGCGTGAAGCTGGTATCTCCGGCGGATTTCTGCCCCTGCCCGGTCGCGGCCCAGTCCGGATCTTCATCATCGAGATAACTGTCGTCATAGGACTCTGCGGTCAGTTCGCCGGGCGTCAGTTCTTTAACTTTTGCCAGACGCGACCAGTCAACGTCTGAAAGCGGGTTCGCATAAGGGTCACCGTTCCCCTTATAAACCCACAGGGTGGTTCCGGCCCCTTTCACCGGTGCCAGAGGATTTGGTGTTGGCATATCGTCCTCACATTTCATAGGTAATGACATAAGTCAGATCGGCTGAACTCCACAGGCCCGCATCATCGTCGCGCCGGTAGTCATAGCCACTGGCCACCATACTGGTGATCAAATCTGACAGTGCCGGGATATCGTTCATCACCGGATAAATCCGGGACTCCATCCACGCATCCAGCTCTGAATCCGGTACCTGAGCAGGCAGGAAAACTTCAATATGCAGCTCCGCCTGCCAGGTATCGCTGTCCAGCTCTTCGCCCGTGTATTCAGCGCCGGTGAGATAAACGGCAACTGCCGGAAAATCCGCCTCATCAAAAACAGCGGGGCGACCATCAAAAAGCGTCGCCCCGGTGTCATGCTTCTCCAGTGCATCCAGTACGGCTGCACGGAGTTCAGTATGTTTCATCGCTTTATTACCATCCTCAGTTGATGCTGCAGCGCATAGCCCAGCTCTTTCGGAAGACGCTCACGCCGTATCTGTTCAATATTCTGTTTAAACGCCGTGGTCAGCGGCACCGCCATCGGGATTTTCACCACATCAATGGGGTAACGGTTTTTCCCGGCCACACGCTGCATGACATGCCAGCGACCATTTTTTAATCGCTGGATAAATGCCCGCTGATAACGATGCTGACCGGCCCGTAGCGTACTGTTGGGACGACTTCCGGTGATCCGTATCCCCAGTTTGATGACAGGTAAATCACCGCGGTTAACAATGATTTTTACGTGCGGATTTTTGACCGTGGCCTTTTTCAGTCTGGCCCTTTCCTTTACCAGTTTTCGCCGCACCTTTGTCTCACGGGCAACCTGTGACGCCGACTGATTCATTGCCGTTGTGGCCACGCGGTTAATGGCCATTGCGGAGGCACCGGGCACTGCCGTTTTGCTGATACGGCTGAGGTTTTCAACGGCCTGCTCAAGACCTTTTATGGCCATACCTCCTCCTTTCAGCGGCGACGGTTAACGGCAGGCGGTACGCCCCGCCCAAGCCAGAGATGACAGCTTCCGCCATCATCCGGCGAAATCCGGTCTATCCAGAAGTTTTCCTCACCGATGCTCAGCGTGTCGCCGCGCCGCAGCTGCCGCACATCATCAGTCCGGACAAACAGGGACGGGCTGGAGCCTTCAACGCGCACGCCCTGTCCGGCATAGCTGATATTTTCAGGGTCATCAAAAACACCACGTATCACAGCACCGGACTGCTCACCGGATGTCATGGTGGCTGACGTTCCCATGTACCCGCGTATCGTTTCATCGGCGCAGGCAATGGCAGCATCGAACAGGTTATCGAAATCAGCCACAGCGCCTCCCGTTATTGCATTCTGGCCAGGCCGCGCTCTGTCATTTCAGCTGCCACACCGGCAGAGACACGGAACGCCGTTCCCGGCAGCACAAATGCCACAGCCTCATCCCGCGTGGCGTGAAGTGCATCAGTATGCAGCGTCACCAGTGCCACAACCGTGACCAGATCAGCCGTATCAGTCACGGTATCCGGCTGCGCTGATACCAACTCATTTTCATGCCCGGTCAGCGCATTTTCCGGGCTGACAGATGTGTCCTGACCGGCAGCGTCATCCGTGTCATTAAGCTCCTCTTCCAGCTCTGCCACACGGAGTGCCAGTTCTTCTTTCGTCCCCGTCAGGCTGACATCACGGTTCAGTTGCTCACCCAGCACCTGAAGACGGGCAATCAGTTCATCTTTCGTCATGGACTCCTCCACAGAGAGAAAATGGCCCCGAAGGGCCATGATTACGCCAGTTGTACGGACACGAACGCATCAGGGTCAGCCAGCAGCATCAGCGGTGCTGACTGAATCATGGTGAACTCACACGCCGGATCGCCGGTGGTCACCCAGTTTTTCGGGTAGCGGGCAGAGGCGTTAATACCTTCGCGCTGTGCGTCCGCATCCTGAATGCAGCCATAGGTGCGCAGACCGCGTGCCTGAGTGTTCCCCAGCACCATCGTGTTGTCCGGCAGGAAGTTCTTTTTGACGTCGTTTTCCACGTACTGTCCGGAATACACGACGATCGCCGTATCGCCATACATCCCCTTATAGGACACCGCTTCGCCCAGGTCTTTTACCGCAGTCTCCAGCTCGGAATTAGAGCCGCGACGGGTATCCAGCTTCTCCTTGACGGCTTTGAAGGAACGGAACAGCGCCCAGCCTTTCGGATCAAACACGATGATGTTCACCACACCGCTGGCGTTCAGCGCGTAGGCTTCGATATCGTCGGTCGGGTCATACGTGGACTTGTCACGCTTGCTCCACTCCGTGCCACCGGACTGTGTGATGTTGTTCGCCGCACTGCGGCCCATATCCACCTCAACCGGATCGAAGGCTTCACCGGTCATGGTGTATTTGCCCTTGAGCACAGCAGAAACGGCCTGCATCTCTTCGACCTGAGCAATGGCAAGCTCCTCATCACGCATGTTTTGCATGATGATGCGACGGCGGCGGTAAGCCGGATCCGCCAGATTCTGTGGATCTTCATCCGGCAGGCGACGCAGGGTCATCTGCGGATTCACCTCATGCTTCGGCTTGACATATCCCGGCGTAAATTCAGAGGTGGAGCCACCACGGGAGCGGATAACCTCACCGGAAACAATTGGCGAAACGTACAACGCCATGTTTACCAGTCCCGGAATTTGTGAGAGATAGACTTTCTCCGTGGTGAAGGGATAGCTCTCACGGAAAAAGAGACGCAGAAACAGCGGATCAAACTTAAATTTCTTCTCATTTGCCGCCAGCAGCTGGGCGGTTGTGTACATCGACATAAAAAAATCCCGTAAAAAAAGCCGCACCGGCGGCCTTTAGTGATGAAGGGTAAGGTTAAACGATGCTGATTGCCGTTCCGGCAAACGCGGTCCGTTTTTTCGTCTCGTCGGTGGCAGCCTCCGGCCAGAGCACATCCTCATAACGGAACGTGCCGGACTTGTAGAACGTCAGCGTGGTGCTGGTCTGGTCAGCAGCAACCGCCAGAATGCCAACGGCAGCACCGTCGGTGGTGCCATCCCACACAACCAGCTTACGGGTGGAGGTATCCGGCATCAGCGGGGTCATTGCAGGCGCTTTCGCACTCAATCCGCCGGGCGCGGTTGCCGTATGTGCCGGGTCACTGTTGCCCAGCGGCTGGTAATGGGTAAAGGTTTCTTTGCTCGTCATAAACATCCCTTACACTGGTGTGTTCAGCAAATCGTTAACGGCATCAGATGCCGGGTTACCTGCAGCCAGCGGTGCCGGTGCCCCCTGCATCAGACGATCCAGCGCAGTGTCACTGCGCGCCTGTGCACTCTGTGGTGCAGCTGCCAGAATGCGGCGGGCCGTTTCCACGGTCATACCGGGGGTTTCGGCCAGCACGCGTGCCTGTTCTTCGCGTCCGTGAGCCTCCTCACAGTTGAGGATCCCCATAATGCGGCTGTTTTCTGCCGCAACCGCTGCGGTGATCTGCGCGTTCACATCCGGCTGCGCCGCGCTGGCGTTTTTGCCCTCCGTCGCTTGCACCACGCCAGTAACGTCAGCCTGCGAAGCAGTGGCTGAAACAGTTGTTGATTGAGTCTCTTTGGTCATTCGCCCTCCTGAGAGACGGGATTTACGTGTATCCAGTGCATCACGCATGACGGTGATCGCATCGGTACTGTTAACAAGTTCATCAGCCAGTCCGGCATCAATGGCCTCCTGACCGCTGTACACTGCAGCCTCGGTATCCAGCACAGCCTGCACGGACAGGCCGGTATATGCCGATACCTTCTGTGCAAACATCCGGCGGGTTGCATCCATCCGGGACTGCAGTGTTTCCCGGACATCATCCGGTAGATGGCTGTAGGGGTTGCCATCCACCTTATGGCTGCCGCTGTAAATCAGCGTGATTTCCACGCCCTGTTTCTCCAGCGCAGCGCCGTAATTACTGTGAGCCATCATGACGCCGATGGAGCCTGTCCGGGCGGTCTGCGTGACCAGACGCCGGGAGGCGGCACTGGCAAGCAGCTGACCTGCACTGCAGTTCATGTCGTTGGCCAGCGCCCATACCGGTTTTATGTCACGCACACGGGCGATGATGTCAGCGCAGTCAAATGCCCCCGCCACCATCCCGCCGGGCGTGTCCATATCGAGCAGAATGCCGTCCACCATCGGATCGCTGGCAGCCTGTTGCAGACGGGCGATAATGCCGTTGTAACCGGTCATCCCCGAATACGGCTGCAGCGCCCGCGTCCGGCTGACCAGCGTGCCGGAAACCGGCAGCACGGCGATGCCGTTCATGACCTGATAACTGCGGGCCTGTCGTGGTCCGTCATCATCACCGGATAACGCCAGCGTCGCGGGTGCCTCTCCGGCAGTCAGGCTGTCACCGGACACCGCATCTGTCAGGCGGCTGATCCCAAGCTGGCCTGCAAGCGCACAAAAGAAAACCCGCGCATAGGCGGGTTCAAGCATCAGCGGCTCATTAAAGGCCATGCTGGCAATATGCGGGAGATTACGCAGCTCTGCTGTCACTCTTCTCCTCCTCTGTTGATTGTCGCAGCCCGGATTCAAATGCCGCAGCCGCCCAGGCGGGCGGTTTAAGACCGGCTGCACGGCGCTCCATCGTTTCACGGACCTGCTGGGCAAAAATTTCCTGATAGTCGTCACCGCGTTTTGCGCACTCTTTCTCGTAGGTGCTCAGTCCGGCTTCTATCAGCATCACCGCTTCCTGTACTTCTTTCAGACCATCGATGGCCATACGACCGGAGCCTATCCAGTCACAGTTCCCCCAGGCACTGCGGGCTTCCTGAAAGCTGAAGCGCGCTTTTGAAGGTAACGTCACCACGCGGCGGGCGATGGCCTCTTCCAGCCAGCACAGAAACATCTGGCTCGCCTGACGGGATGCGACGAATTTTCGCCGCCCCATAAAGTACGCCCACGACTCGTTCGCACTGGCCCGTGCCGTGGAGTAGCTCATCTGGGCGTAATTCCGGGAAAGCTGCTCATACGAGACACCCAGCCCGGCAGCGATATACCGCAACAGTGACTGCTCAAACACGGAGTAGCCGTTATCCGTGTCCTGAGCCGTCTGCAGGTTCAGTGAGTCCCCCGGCATCAGGTGCGGCACTTTTGCGCCTCCCAGCCGGACCGGTGCTGCGGCGTAATACGCGGCAATTTCACCAATCCAGCCGGTCAGCTTGTCCCGCTGCTCCTTACTGTTCGCGCCCAGAATAAAATCCATCGCTGACTGCGTATCCAGCTCACTCTCAATGGTGGCGGCATACATCGCCTTCACAATGGCGCTCTGCAGCTGCGTGTTCTGCAGCGTGTCGAGCATCTTCATCTGCTCCATCACGCTGTAAAACACATTTGCACCGCGGGTCTGCCCGTCCTCCACGGGTTCAAAAACGTGAATGAACGAGGCGCGCCCGCCGGGTAACTCACGGGGTATCCATGTCCATTTCTGCGGCATCCAGCCAGGATAGCCGTCCTCGCTGACGTAATATCCCAGCGCCGCACCGCTGTCATTAATCTGCACACCGGCACGGCAGTTCCGGCTGTCGCCGGTATTGTTCGGGTTGCTGATGCGCTTCGGGCTGACCATCCGGAACTGTGTCCGGAACAGTCGCGAGGGACTGGTATCCCAGGTGGCCTGAACGAACAGTTCACCGTTAAAGGCGTGCATGGCCACACCTTCCCGAATCATCATGGTAAACGTGCGTTTTCGCTCAACGTCAATGCAGCAACAGTCATCTTCGGCAAACTCTTTCCATGCCGCTTCAACCTCGCGGGAAAAGGCACGGGCTTCTTCCTCCCCGATGCCCAGATAGCGCCAGCTTGGGCGATGACTGAGCCGGAAAAAAGACCCGACGATATGATCCTGATGCAGCTGGATGGCGTTGGCGGCATAGCCGTTATTGCGTACCAGATCGTCTGCGCGGGCATTGCCACGGGTAAAGTTGGGCAGCAGGGCTGCATCCACACTTTCACTCGGTGGGTTCCACGCCCGCAACTGCCCACCAAATCCGCTGCCACCGCCGTGATAACCGGCATATTCACGCAGCGATGTCATGCCGTCCGGCCCCAGAAGGGTGGGAATGGTGGACGTTTTCATACATAAAATCCTGCAGGTCCCCTGCGTCGCTGTGTCATGCCGGTCTGCACTTCCAGCTCCGCAATGTATTTTTTCAGGTCAGACACGGAAGTGGCCGTAAACTCCACTCTCCGTCCGTCTTTCTGTACCGTTGCCACCCGTTTTCCTGTCATCAGGTCATGCAGTGCCGCACGGGCAGCGGCAAGTTCTTCCTGTCGCGTCATTCATCCTCTCCGGATAAGGCACGGGCGTAATCTGCCAGTGTTTTCTTGTTGGTTGCTGCACCATCCTCTTCCTGCAGGCTCGCCAGCAGTGCACTGAGATCCAGCTGCCAGCGGGAAATACTGATGCGCAGCGCCGCCAGCGCATAAACGAAGCAGTCGAGCGCCTCATTGCGTCGCTTTTTGCTGTCCCACAGTATTTTTTTCCTGCCATCCACCCATTTTTCGACCTGCTCTTCAGCAGTCAGCTGCTGCGCTTCGGTCAGATCAAAAATATTCGGGTTATTCGGGAAGTGAACGGCACCGGGAAGCGGTTCATCCCCTTCCGGCGTCAGTGTGAAGCGGTTATAAATCTGCTCTTTCGCGGTATCCGTACCGATTTCGGTAAGGTAAACCCCGTTTTTGTTTCGCTTACGAGGCATGCTGGCCACCGGCTTACCGTAGACGGATGCCCCTTTAATGGGGATCACCCGGAACAGCCCATGCTTTTTCGAGCGTTCATACACAATGGTCGGGTCAATCCCGCCAGTATCCCAGCAGATACGGGATATCGACATTTCTGCACCATTCCGGAGGGTATAGGTTTTATTGATGGCCTCATCCACACGCAGCAGCGTCTGTTCATCGTCGTGGCGGCCCATAATAATCTGCCGGTCAATCAGCCAGCTTTCCTCACCCGTCCCCCATCCCCATACGCGCATTTCGTAGCGGTCCAGCTGGGAGTCGATACCGGCGGTCAGGTAAGCCACACGGTCAGGAACGGGCGCTGAATAATGCTCTTTCCGCTCTGCCATCACTTCAGCATCCGGACGTTCGCCAATTTTCGCCTCCCACGTCTCACCGAGCGTGGTGTTTACGAAGGTTTTACGTTTTCCCGTATCCCCTTTCGTTTTCATCCAGTCTTTAACAATCTGCACCCAGGTGGTGAACGGGCTGTACGCCGTCCAGATGTGAAAGGTCACACTGTCCGGCGGCTCAATCTCTTCACCGGATGACGAAAACCAGAGAATGCCATCACGGGTCCAGATCCCGGTCTTTTCGCAGATATAACGGGCATCAGTGAAGTCCAGCTCCTGCTGACGGATGACGCAGGCATTATGCTCGCAGAGATAAAACACGCTGGCGGGATCATCCGGCGTCCATTTGAGGCCAAACGGCGTCTCTTTATCGCCAAATTTAAGGTACTGCTCCTCCCCGCAGTGCGGGCAGGCAACATGAAAACGCATAAAATGCGGGGATTCACTGGCAGCACGCTCAATCTGGCAGGTGCCTCTCACTTTGGGCGTGGAGCCACGGATGGACTTTGGCCAGACCGAGCCTTCAATACGCTTATCGCCCAGGAACGTCGGAGAGCCTTCCTGTTCAATATCCTCATCAAAGGCAGCAAGTTCATCATAACCCGCCACATCCACTGACTTTTCACGGTAGTTTTTTGCCGCTTTACCGCCCAGGCACCAGAAGCCACGCCCATTGGTGAAACGCTTCATGGTGAGCGTGTTATCCCGGTGCTTTTTGCCATACCACGGGGCCAGCGCCAGCAGCGAAGGAATATCACGGATGGTCGGCTCAACGTGAGTTTTCATAAAGTTCTCGGCATCACCATCCGTCGGCAACCAGATAAGTGTGTTGCGCTGCTTATGCTCTATGAAGTAGGCATAAACACCCAACAGCATTTTGGAATAACCAACACGGGCAGACTTCACCACATTCACCTCGCGGATGTAGTCGCTGCCCATCGCATTCATGATGGCCCGCTGAAAGGGCAGTGTTTCCCAGCGCCCTTCCTGGTATGCGGATTCTTTCGGGAGATAGTAATTGGCATCCGCCCATTCAACGGCGGTCTGTGGCTCCGGCCTGAACAGTGAGCGAAGCCCGGCGCGGACAAAATGCCGCAGCCTGTTAACCTGACTGTTCGATATATTCACTCAGCAACCCCGGTATCAGTTCATCCAGCGCGGCTGCTTTGTTCATGGCTTTGATGATATCCCGTTTCAGGAAATCAACATGTCGGTTTTCCAGTTCCGGAAAACGCCGCTGCACCGACAGTGGGATCCCGTCGAGAATACTGGCAATTTCACCTGCGATCCGCGACAGCACGAAAGTACAGAATGCGGTTTCCACCACTTCAGCGGAGTCTCTGGCATTTTTCAGCTCCTGTGCGTCGGCCTGCGCACGCGTAAGTCGATGGCGTTCGTACTCAATAGTCCCTGGCTGGAGATCTGTCTCGCTGGCCTGCCGCAGTTCTTCAACCTCCCGGCGCAGCTTTTCGTTCTCAATTTCAGCATCCCTTTCGGCATACCATTTTATGACGGCGGCAGAGTCATAAAGCACCTCATTACCCTTGCCACCGCCTCGCAGAACGGGCATTCCCTGTTCCTGCCAGTTCTGAATGGTACGGATACTCGCACCGAAAATGTCAGCCAGCTGCTTTTTGTTGACTTCCATTGTTCATTCCACGGACAAAAACAGAGAAAGGAAACGACAAAGGCCAAAAAGCCCGTTTTCAGCACCTGTCGTTTCCTTTCTTTTCAGGGGGTATTTTAAATAAAAACACTAAGTTACGACGAAGAAGAACGGAAACGCCTTAAACCGGAAAATTTTCATAAATAGCGAAAACCCGCGAGGTCGCCGCCCCGTAGCCTGCCGGATCGCCGGAAAGGACCCGCAAGCGTTCTGGTTTATTCGCAATGAATTCAATGTCTGACAGACCAGCGTCGTGCGACCACGGTCGCACGCTCCTGAATACATGCCCTGTTTCTTCCACCCTCGCACAAGACTGGCGAGCATGAGGGACAAACCCGCGAATCATTAGCGCGGTAAAAACCCGGTGTGCATCGTTTTGATTATTCCCGCACACTCGCGCAGAAGGAATTCCCCGTCGGGCTACGGTCATGGTTAATGCGGGAATACGGCGACGATACAGCGCATAATGTGTCAGGCTTGAATACCTTTATCGAATCCCGGTAATAAAAACTGTCCCTGTCTCTCCAGACGTTCCAGCTTTGCAAGCAATTGAGGTTTTTTCGTTCTCCCCCAGCGATTGAGCAGACGGCCTGACATGCTGGCGACATCCTTCTCTTTCATGTACTCCAGCATTACGGCGTTACGTTCTGCTTCATAACTTTCGCTGTACTTACGGAGTTCTGCTGACATCCAGTTAAACGCATTGATATAGGCTTCTTTAACAGCATCGGCTTTTGCCCCGTTAAATCCCATAACCAGCATAACGAAGCCACTAAAGTCCATGCGGTAGTAAATCTGTTTCTTGTCAAAAATCCCTAAGTCATTGATTTTCTCGACGGCCCAAAAATGGGTTGTCGAGAATTCCTCAGAACATCTCAAACATTTAATAGCCCTAATCACATGCTGATGGCGTTTACCAAATGCCCTGGCAATCTGGAAGGTGTCAGTTACCGGTTGACCTTCTGCTGCGGTAACTAACTGGCGAAAGTCGAAGTCATGATTCGCAATTAATTCATTCATGGCGTTGCCTGCTTCTTTGAAATGAACCTTTGCCGCACAGGAAACCAGCCCACCGAGGCTCGCCAGCACTAACTGGTATCCTCAAAGGCCCATTCCAAAGGGTCAGGTTCGGTGTTTATTGTGCGCTGCGGTGCGCGGTGAAATACCGGTACAAAAATGCCCCGCATCTGCGAGGCATTTTCCTGAAAGTCACTTGTTAAATTTCAGTGAAATTAAAATTATTTTAAGCACTGCGTCCTGATGTATTCCTGCAGGTAGTTAACCTGCGCGGTTATCTTGTCGATTCCACCTCGGAGACGGTAATAATTGAGTTCAGCATCTGCTGTAAGCCCTGGGCTTTCTCCATCGCCCATGCTGCTGGCTCCGGTCGTTGACTTTGCACAGGTGGCGGAGACTTGCAGGCGCTTACGACCAGCAGAAACATCGGCACGGAGACTTTCGATAGTCGCGTTAGCATCAGCAAGTTCCTTTGTATATCTTGCGTCGAGTTCTGCTACATCACGTTGACGCTTCTGCATATCAGCGATGATGGATGTGGCTTTATCGCGCTGCTCTTTGTAGGCGATGGCGTTATCACGGTAATGATTAACAGCCCATGACAGGCAGAGGATGATGCAAATAACCAGAGCGGAGATAATCGCGGTTACCCTGCTCATTGCTGCCCCCACAAACAGACTTCACGCTCAATATCACGACGGGTCATCAGCCCTTTCCATTGCTTACCGCCAGCGTATGTCCAGCGACGTAGCTGGTCACATGCGCCTTTGATATCACCCTGGTTTATTTTGCGAAGAAGCGTCGATGTTCTGAAATTACCAGCGCCCACGTTGTAAACGAACGAGTAAAGAGCGCCGCGCGTTGTTTCCGGTATATCGACTTTGATGTACGGGTTAATTTGTCTGGCGACCGTGGCAAGGTCTTTATTCAGGAGGGCTTTGCATTCTGCTTCGGTATACGTTTTACCGGGAATGATGTCTTTTCCGGTGTGTCCGTGACATACAGTCCATACGCCAACGATATCTTCGTATGGTATGTAGCTGACACCTTCCAGGCCATCGTCACCACTCGGACCAGTGATGAGCACAGACGCTATGGCAACAGCCCCACCACCAATAGCAGCAGCAACAGCCTTGCGTAATGATGGCGACATTATTCACCTCTCGCAGCCTTACGCTTATCTTCTTTAATCTTGAAATAAAGGTTTGTCAGATACGTCAGCAAGCCAAACACCAGGCTACCCAATACGCCTATTGCCACCCACTGGGATGGGGAGACTTTGTCCAGCAACTGCAGTAGCCAGTATCCCGTCCCCACCGCTGACGTGGTGTATGACACACCTGTTGTGATTTTTTCCATCTGGTACATACCCCGTCTCCCGTTATCCGGAAGCTGACAACAATAAAAAGCCACCAGTTAATTCCTGATGGCCCTGATGCATAAACGTCATAATACCTGACTGTTATGATTGACAATAATGATAATGTTTATATAGAAAGGTTCCCGATGTGTGTTACATATCATTTCTCCACGGGGAATATCCCCACGCCAGCGCAGACTCTTTTACCCGTTCTCTTCTGCGCTGGCTCTTTTTTATTATGCTGCTGCATTTACCTCTGGCACCATGCTTTCTATCTCAACACAATACGTGGTACTTCTTGTAACCAATATCATAACGATTAATCGACATAGAATTTCTCCCGTGTACAGGAACAGAGTTAAAAAGCCGGAACCGGAATCAAATCACAGGATGACCATCTGCCAGTGGCAGGTCATAAAAAAAAGGCCGCGCCATGCGCAGCCAGAACTCACAAGGAAAATGATAGAAGGAAATAACATTAGTGATGTACGCATGGCGCCTCCCGCTAAGTTCTGCAATGATCAAACAGAACTCGCTACGTGCCCTTAAAACTCGATCATTTAGCCCCTCCAAGGAGGATTCACCATGCGGTTGATTTTTTAATAAACAGTAAACAAAAAAGTCAAGAATTATTCATTCTGTTCTTTCATCATCGGCCACAGCAATACCACAATGCCGCAGACCAGAGCGCCATCAGTCAGTACCAACATTATCCTGCTGGTGAAATCCATCATCACCATCACTAAAAGCAGGATCACAACAGCAAGCAGACACAGTTTATAAAACAATGTTCAGAAAACGCATTCAGCATGCCTAAGGTTCTATTCCTACGAATAGCCAACTTGCAACTTAAAATATTATTTATGCAGCCAATTAAATTCTGGTCCTTACAATATCAACCTGAAGATTCTTATCTTGTGCTGATTGATAAATGACAAACCTTTTACTACCTGCATTGAAAGAAGTAGACAAAACCAGACAATTATCATAACGAGCAAGAACATAATACCAACCATCATTATAATTAATCATTTCATATTCTTTCTTAAACTGCGGTTTGTAATATCCTGTCAGAAATGAAAAAAGCCAGAAATATGCCACAAAAGCAATCATCACAATCTCAAAAAAATGTTTTTTTATAAATGGCTTATCATAGAAGCATGATACCGATAAAAATCGCCCATAAGATCTTATCGAAATTGTAACCGCCAGCGCAATCGCTGCTGACAGTAGCAAAAGAGGTACCTGAATCTTCTGTCTCAATATAGAAAACTCAATAATTGCCGGCACAAACAATAATTCCACAGCAAAATAAAGGCGAAATACATTTAGCTCTTGCATAGAATGTTTTCTTTTCACTGCGAAAAAGAATACAACACCAATACCCCAACCGATAAGAAATATAGCAATGACGATAACTGCAAAAAATAAACTTCTGGCAACATCATCAACACCTGCACCTACAATCCACCATGGGAAGCCGTAGTAAAAAGAAGTACCCCATCCATAGAAATAAGCACTCCCCCATCCAAGGCATCCCATGTAGGCAATAAAAAGTGAAGAACTCCTGAGCAGTGCACCATCCTTCATAACCACCCCAATACAAGATGATAACATTGGCTTACAACTCATAACAAAAGCAATTCAATGCCGTCAAGAGGTTACAGGCTAAAAAAACTCTATTACATTGCAGTCAGCATGTTTACTACACAAATACAATTCAGAGCATAAAAACTACTCGGCGGCAGGTTATTGAGACTCATCAATGACATGTAAAAAACGCCCATTATTGGTGTCAAGTTTCCCCAAAGTTATTCAAAAAGTCAATATTATGCCGTTAATATGTTGCCATCCGTGGCAATCATGGCGCTAACGTGTGATCGCATTCAAAATGTTGTCTGCGATTGACTCTTCCTTGTGGCATTGCACAACCAGAGCGTCATACAGCGGCTTAACAGTGCGTGACCAGGTGGGTTGGGTAAGGTTTGGGATTAGCATCGTCACAGCGCGATATGCGGCGCTTGCTGGCATTCTTGAATAACCGACGCCTTTACATCTTCCGCACTCTTTCTCAGCAACTATCCCCCACTGCTCTGTTTTGGCTATATCAACCGCACGGCCTGTACCGTGGCAATCTCTGCATCTTGCGCCCGGCGTAGCGGCACTACGGCAATAATCCGCATAAGCGAATGTTGCGAGCACTTGCAGTACCTTTGCCTTAGTATTTCCTTCAAGCTTTGCCACGCCACGGTATTTCCCCGATACCTTGTGTGCAAATTGCATCAGATAGTTGATAGCCTTTTGTTTGTCGTTCTGGCTGAGTTCGTGCTTACCGCAGAATGCAGCCATTCCGAATCCGGCTTGTGATTGCGCCATCCCCATAGCAGCCATCACATCAGTACCGGAAAGAGAGTCAGAAGCCGTGGCCCGTGGTGAGTCGCTCATCATCGGGCTTTTTGGCGAGTGAAATTTAGCTACGCTTTCGAGTCTCATGGTCTTCCCCTCTTGCCCTGTTTGACCATCAGGACGCCGTTAACTATTACGTGACGCTCGCCTTTGCTGTCTCGGTTGTACTTGAGCACTGTTCCTCTTGCGCAGGAAAGCATCCTCGCCACTTCGGTCTGATTTCCTCGTGTCTGGATAAGAAGCTCTGGTATCGTTTGAATTGTGGCGTTCATACGTTCTCCAGTTCGGTGATTTTTATTCCAAGCCGTCCGCCTGGTACTTTCACACCACGAATTACGCGAATGTCATCGAATTGCTCGTCGTCTTCCGCAAATCCGGCGTGGATAAGGGAGTCGAGTAAACCTTTAAGAATGTTGTCGAGGTCGCGGCGGCGGGAGTCTGGAACGTCTGCGATGACTTTGATTCGTAGTCGTGATTTGGTGAAAATGTCTAACTTGAGTTGGCGGATGATTTGCTGAACGTCTTTTCGGTATTTCTGGCCTTTATCGCTGATGTAGTATTGGCTTCCCCGTCTTCGCCAGTAGGTATTCACCGACGGCGGGTATGGAAGCACAAACTGATATTCGTTCATGGCTTAATCTTCCCCTCCTTCAGCAGTATCGCCTGCGTCCTGATCACGCCTTCGAGGTGGTAAAGTCTGGCGTCTTTGTTTTCGAGATTATGGGTGCGTCGGTCGATCTCCGCGTGACACGCGCTACAAGCCCATGCGCCGATCAGGTCGTCAGGTTTCATTCCCGTTCCGCAAATTCCAGCCATCCGGTAATGTACCAGAACTGTAGTTTCAGGATTGCCATTGCATACGCCGTAAATACGTACCTGGCATTCTCTGCCGCGCGCTTCTTTGCGTAGGTTAGCCATTTACCTTCCCTCGCAATTGAAGAATTGACTGAAGGTCTTTTTTAATAAATATGCGAGTGCGAATTGAGCAGTAGTTTTCCTTCATTCTGGCGTAGTAATAGTCTTTTCTTTGCTTAAGCTTGTTGGCATCCGCTGTCATCCAGTCTTTTACAGCAAACTTAATTAACCAGTGGTGGCAGAGATACCATTTCAGGTAATCACTCATCGTCTTCTTCCTCGTACATTGAGCTATTCGGATCGCTCATCAGCTCTGCGCAGCAATCGGAGCACACGTGAACTTCCAGCACATGCAGCTTCTGACCGCAGTTAGCGCACGTTAAAGCTCGCTCGACGCTTTCTTTCTGGTATTGAAGGGTTTGGGATGGGCTAAGCATTATTGGATTCTCCGCATCATGAGAAAGACAATCATGGCGGCACGGAGTGGATTGTCATATGCGACACCAACATTCGGTCCGGCATCATCAAACAAGTCCCTTGCGTTGTCTGTGGCGCACGGCATTGAGGGATTGTCTAAAATTATGCTGATGTTGTTTTCAGTGATAATCGGCCATGCGTCTGCTGGGTTATTGCAGTAGTCGTACCATCGATAATTACCATTTGCTTCATTGCCAACAGACCGTCCATCTGCGTTGTGCGGATAACCTAATGGTTTTGCCCCAACTATCGCTTTAAATACTCGCTTGTTAATTTCAAAATCACTTAACTGTGAATAATCCATTGTCATTTCCTCGCACGATGTCTTAGCCACCGGATATCCCACAGGTGAGCCGTGTAATTGAAGGTTTTTACGTCAGATTCTTTTGGGATTGGCTTGCGTTTATTTCTGTAGCGTTTCGTTGGAAGGTATTTGCAGTTTTCGCAGATGATGTCGGTGATACTTCGTCGTTGTCGCCTCATGCCGCCCTCCTGACGCCCTGCCCGATCGCTATCAATGCCGCTTTGGATACGGTAGTAAACATCCGTCGAGGACTGATGAACGGTCGCCAAATCAGCAGCATGGAGCCTTTGCTGTTTCCCTTCTTCTCCAGCCCTGTCGATGGTTCGATAAAATTAATCCGTCCATCAGTGATAATGCGAACTTCGTCGACACTCTCCAGAGCCTTGCTGAACCATCCGACAGACATATCCTCTGGCACAAGCATCACTACCGTCTGTCGTTGTTGTATGCACTGCTCAGCGGCTTTTTCCACCCACGGCCTGATATTGCTGTACGGTGGGTTATTCCAGATTGCACCGTGGCTTATCCACTCAGAATTTAGCGCGTCGTCAGCCTCAGTTAGCCAGTGAGCGCACAGAGCATTTTTGTCGCTCGCTGCCGAATCCAGCCAGAATCCAAACTCAATATCCAGTGCATCAAAAAGCCAGAGCGGCGTTTGCCAGCAGTCCTTGTCGTGTGATGGCGTATTTGATTTGATAGTCATGCAGCCCGATCTCCCCATCGCGCTTTCCATTCGAGAGCCAGTCGCGCTTCGTCTGACCACTTAACGCCACGCTCTGTACCGAATGCCTGTATAAGCTCTAATAGCTCCGCAAATTCGCTTACACGCATCCTGCTGGTTGACTGGCCTATTACCACAAAGCCATTCCCGGCAAGGTTAGGAACAACGTCCTGCTGCTTTAATGCTGCTGTAAAAACGCACTTCCAGCTTTCTGCATCCAGCCAGCGACCATGCCATTCAACCTGACGAGAGACGTCACCAAGGCAAGCCCAAAGCTTTCGATTCTGGTCTAAGCTGCGGTTGCGTTCCTGAATGGTTACTACGATTGGTTTGGTTGGGTCTGGAAGAATTTGCTGTACCGCGTGAATAGCGTTTTGCTGATGTGCTGGGGATCGAATTTCAAAGGTTAGTTTTTTCATGACTTCCCTCTCTAACAGATTTCAGGTTATTCCACTCCGTTACCGCACTGCGATAATTCGCGGCCGCCACAGCGGCGTGGTTAGCGCAGTAGATTTGGCACCCGTTCTCCATGTCGAATATTGTCGGTGATTTTCCGCATTTACATTTTTTGGCACGCGGTGCGTCTGAACACATTCCGTTAACGGTGTCCATCAGGATCCCCCCTCGTTCTTAATCCAATAAAAAAGGGCTACTGTGTAAATAGCCCCTGTTATTATCTCAGTGATGTAGATGGTCATCAGAATCCTCCTTTCTTCTTGGACTGCGGTTCCTCGCGTTCACGGCGGCGCATTTCAGCAGACTGTTGGTCTGTGTCATAAATAGCGCCATTTGCCTGAATGCAATACACCGTGCCGGTATTGCCATGACGATTGAGACGAAGGATTAGTTCAGTTTCACCAGGTGGAACACTGTCATCAAAAGCGCCTTCACGATGAATCCCCACCCAATAATCGCAATCCTGTTCAATCTGCCCTGTATCTCGTGAGTCACTTGGTAATGGGCGTTTATTGGTTCGGCTTTCCAGTGCGCGGTTAAGCTGCGTCAGAAGCACAACAACGCAATCAAGCTCTTTGGCAAGGTTCTTCAGTCCTTTGGTGATCATGCCGTAGGCAAGGTCGTTGCGATCGGCCTTCTCAGCGGTCATTAGTGTCAGGTAATCGACCAGAATCATGCCAACGCATCCTTTTTCTCGCTTGATTCGACGGCTTTCGCTGACGATTTGAGCCAGAGATAATCCCGGCGTGTCGTCGATGTAAAGCGTGTCGATTTCACTCAAGCGATTTGCTGTTTCTATCGCCCTGTTGAAGTCACCATCGTAATCACCCTGATAGCCGTCATCAGCGTCATTTGTCGCCGGAAGGTAAAAAATATTCGGGTTAACACCTGACTTCTGTCCTACCAGCTTTTCCAGTATCTGGTCGCCTGGCATTTCAAGACTGAACATCAGAGCGGGCTTTTTCTCATGCACTGCGCAGTTGATTGCCATCTGGCTGTATAGCGTCGTTTTCCCCATCTTAGGGCGAGCGCCAATGACGAACAGAGAGCCTTTCACCAGACCTTTCGGTGACAGCATCCTGTCCAGAGATGGGATCCCTGTGCTCATTCCTCGTTGTTCGCCTGACGGATCAAATCGCTTCTCAAGGTCGCTAACCCAGTCTTCCATGACCTCACCAAATGAGCGAAGGCCGCGACGCGATCCGGTTTTTGCATGGTCTGTCAGTTGCGTGAAAATCGCCTGAATAGCTTCGTACTTCTGCGTTGCAGTCATTCCGTTGCGGGAATAGAGCAATTCCGTCGCTTCAGTCATGCGGTTGATGGCGTAGCGTTCCATTGCGGTTTCACGAACCTGCATTGCATAAGCAACGATGTTTGCTGCGCTTGGCGTGTTCTTTGCGATCTCAGCGATATAAGCAAAACCGCCAACAGACACCGTTAACGATTTACGCTCCAGTTCATCGAAAAGCGTCAGGCCATCTACTGGCTTTTGCTCACGGTGCATTCTGATTATTTCTTCGAAAATGATTTTGTGTGGTCGGCTGTAAAATGAATCAGGCTTCAGCATCGCCAGAACTTTCTGGACGCGCTCACTGCTGTCATCATCAAGAAGCAATCCACCAATCACCGCCTGCTCTGCCTCGATGCTATGGGGCGGCGCATAAAAATTATCGGTCATCGTGTTCACCCTCACGAACTTTCAGGTAGGTATTATCGTTAAGCAGGAAATCAAATCCCTTTTTGTGCCAGACAGTTCCGCGTTGATGGTTTGGACGCTCTTCGAACATCCATCGACAATTTTCGCCTACGTAGCTCAAATAATTTCTCCAGTCCTGCATCGTGAACCCATGTCCGTCAAGCTGGCGGGTTATCACTCCGGCTTTGCGCCAGAACGTTCGGATCTGGTTTTTACGCTTGTCATTCAGTGCGCGGATTCTTGGCGCTTCAGGAAGGATTTCGTGGTAAGCATCGACAACATCCTGACAGCTAACGGAAGGTTTTTTCTTGTCAGACTTTTTGTCTGCTGTGGCACTCTCTAATACGTCAGTATTAGAGATAATATTATTATATTCTTTATCTGTGGTAATTTGCTGGTAATCTGCTGGTACAGTATTGCTTACAGGCATTGGTATTGCTGGCTTTGAGGTGGTAATTTGCTGGTAATCTGCTGGTACAAAATTTGACTGATAATCGTCATATTTCTCTACCGAGAAAACTGAGAATTTACCGTGTGAAACCCAGTCAATCATGCCGAGTTTTTTGAACTTTCTAAGCAGGTACTGAACGCGATCTGGTTTGAGTCCTGTTTCAAACGCCAGAGAGTTTCTACCGCCAAGTAGCTTCCCTCTGCCTACCAGAATTTCTCCTGCGTCAGTCATTACATACTCAGGCGTATGCTTTGCTTTGAGGATTAAGTGAACCCACAGATGCGCTGCTTCTGCGTCCTTGTAAAACGGCACATCCATAATTTTACGGTGCAGCAAGGCATACCCCTTACCGCTGCTTTGATGCGGTTGTTGTAGCCTTCTGGCCTCTCTGGCTTCGGCTAGATTAGATATGTTACTCATGACCTTTCTCCTTCTGCATCAGCTTCACTTTTTCCAACTCAGCCCGAAATCGACCAGGCTGCTTGAAGCTGGACAGGAAGCGATCACGTAGTATGTGTTTGTGAATTTTGTCCTGGTAAGGACTGAGTTGTTTTGTCATAATGACTCCTGTTGATAGATCCAGTAATGACCTCAGAATTGCATATCAATTTGCTTAAAATCCTCGGTGGCGGCCGGGGATTTTTTCTTTGTGATTTCATCAAGCGCATACTTAAAAGCCCTACTAATCGGACTGATGTCTGATGCCATTCCGAAAGCACACAAGACCGAAGCAATAAATCTCCAGTCCGTTCTGCTTATCTTCGATTCATGACAGCCAATCACCTTTGCCAGACCGCGCTGGGTAAGCGTTGACAGGTTGATAAGTAAATCTGTTTCTGCGCGATCAACATCACGCTGTGATAGTTTGCTGTAACTTGTTTGTTCCATTTCTTAAGATTTCCAATAGTGAATAGCTAGTTGAAAGGTATGCGTGGAAACGCATATGGCCTTAGTTGGTCAGATATCTTGGAACTCGCTTTTCAGCGACGTAGGACGAATGTCCGTTGTTACAAAGAGCGGGGTTACTTATGCTGCTGATGCTCTACGCGATACGAACACCAGATTTTCCTTTTTCACAGGTTTATAACCCGTGAAATTACGAGTGGCTTCTTCGATTGCATTCGCTTTATCTGGGGAAGCTCTTCGAAACCCATATGCAATCTGATCAAGATAGCCAACTGAAGTATTCGCTAATGCGGCGAGTCGCTTCCATTCCTCACTAGAAGCCTCTTTTCGCCAGCGTAGTAGTTCATTACTCATTAGTGCCTCCGTTTATCACACAGAGCAACTTTACCATTTTGATAAATAAAACGCAATGAAGATTTATCAAAATGCATATTTATCCATTTGCTAAATAGAGGGAGAATCGTGGGATGGAAAACAAAGATATTCGCAAATCGAATCTGGCGTTTTTGCTAGATGAGCATAAAAAAATCGCGGGTAACACTAATGCAAGCTTTGCCGATAAGCTTGGAGTTAGCCCTTCTCAACTCACGCAAGTCTCCGGTGAAAAAAGCACTCGAAACATAGGGGATAAACTAGCAAGAAAATTCGAAGCCGCACTTGGGTTACCTAATGGGTGGCTTGATTTGGTACATGATGTAACACCAATTGCATCATGCTCAGATTCTTTAACTTTTGTCGGTCAGGTAAGAAAAGGGTTAGTGCGCGTGGTTGGTGAGGCAATTCTTGGTGTTGATGGTGCCATCGAGATGACCGAAGAGCGCGATGGGTGGCTCAATATTTATAGCGATGATCCAGATGCCTTTGGTCTTCGTGTGAAAGGAGACAGCATGTGGCCCAGAATAAAATCAGGAGAATATGTACTCATTGAGCCTAACACCAAAGTATTCCCGGGGGATGAGGTGTTTGTCAGAACTGTTGAAGGACACAACATGATCAAAGTTCTTGGCTATGACAGAGATGGAGAATACCAATTTACAAGCATCAACCAGGACCACAGGCCAATAACGTTGCCTTATCATCAAGTAGCAAAGGTGGAGTATGTGGCTGGTATTCTGAAGCAATCTCGCCATCTGGATGACATCGAGGCAAGGGAGTGGCTGAAAAGTTCGTGACTTCATCGTCACATAGCTGGTAACCAGTGGCCTGAAGAGACGTTTGGGTGATGTGATAGAGATCATTATTCAATTCGATTGAGAAAAATCATCATAAGGTTTATATCCATTTATTAGATTTTATGTGTATAAATAGTTAAAAATGCACGATGTAGAGATATTTGTGCTTAACATCAATTAATCATTGCTAAATCGTGCTTATTGTTCAGAAATCGCCCAAGTCATATTGAAAATCTGTTGGCGAACACCTATATAAGGAGTATAGTTAGTGACCCAAAACGTATTGCCAATCAACAAGAGCTTGCATGACCGAGCTGTTGATGAATTTAATCGTCTGCATGGAACAATGATTGGCGAGATTAGTGCAATGCTGAAAACAGCTAAAGTAGCGCCATTGGTGGATCTTCGTAAGAAAGATCCTACCTTTTCGAACGTTGTCGCAGAATTACGGACATTCAGAGACGTATGTAATGCTCTGCTCCCATACTTTCGTGTAGATAAGACCAGCGAAATCGCTGTCATCGATAAGTTACTTATACTGGCTAATGACCTGGCTCAAGCCATCGATGCTGACGATCCTGACGCATTGTGCGCAGCAATAGCAGCCCTTGATGTTGAGCCTTACATTTAAACGAGGGGAAAAAAAATGACTAAAGCGTTTGACTATACTGCCGTTAGTAAGCTTTTGGCTGAAATGCGCGGATGTGTAGAGCGCGTTCAAAATCTACGCCGCGACTTTGAAGCTCACATCAGTCATTCACAAAAAGCGGCTTGATACTTAAGTTAGATGACAGAACCCGGCCTCAGCGCCGGGTTTTCTTTGCCTCACGATCCCCACACCTAATAACACCTTAACCAATTGTATTTATTGAAAAATTGATAGATACAACTTTCTAAACCACGAAATTCTGATCCCCCTCAAGTCTCTTCATTCCTTCTGATAAATTCCCGCAATCAAATAAAAAACCATAATAATCAACAGGATATTTGAAAACCCAAACAATTTATCATTTTGCTATTGCCATCAGTTTATCATTTCGATAAAGTCAACTTATCAGCAGGACGCTGTAAGCCAAACGGAGCAGACTGGCAGGCTCTTTAAACAACGTCGAACACTCGACTACGTGGCTGAAAAGCCAGATCACCCAACCACATAAGCTGTGGGATGCAATGCCGAAGTAACCGTCTCAGGAGGAGCTTCGAGATTGCATCGCCAAAGTTTATTCGGGAGGAATCTATGTCCAGAAAAACAGAATTTAAAGGCACCGCAGCTTCTCGCCGTAGAGCTCGTCGCGCAAACCTGCAAAGTCAGGAGGCGATTAGCTCCGACAAGCTACACAGGCCAACCCCTTCACGAGTGGTCTTGCAATGCAAGCGCAAACCAGCAATGAGAGCAGAAGTTATAACTCTGACAACGTTGACCAGAAAATATGAAGGTTCAACTTGTCTTCCGAACGTAGCTCTTTACGCGGCAGGCTACCGGAAATCAAAACAACTGACAGCGAGGTAATTATGGGTCAGGAAGAAAAATATGAGCTTAAAAAGCTCATTGGAGAAGACGCCATAGAAGAAATTGCAGCATTAACAACAGCTATAAAGAATATTAGGTATGCGCTAAATACGCTTATCTCCTCATGCGACAAAAATAGCAGGGAATTTTTGATACTTGGCGCAGCTCTAGGAATAGTTGATGCGGCAACGCTTCACCTAATTACTCATGACGATATTCTTATTGAGCCGTATGAAACATTACTGCTTGTCAGGCAAAAAATGGCTGATGCCGCAGCAAATGGAGACCTTCAACTTTACATCGACTTAAGGAAAGTATTAAGGCGAATGGTCAAAACTGAAGGAGATATCCCCCTGAGCGATGCTAAACAAGGAATACAAGCAAAGCAGGAATGACCATTATCCTGATGAAGTATCGAAAGCACAGTCAGCAATTAGCAAAGCTCTTGGGGAAGAATGATGAATAGGAAATACATTGTTGAAGTTATAGAGCGAGAAACAAAAGAAGTAATTAAACATTTCGAATTTGATAATTATAGAAAAGCTGACCGCGTAGAAGAAGGATTGTTGCGACAAAGTAATCTCGAAAAATTTGATGTTGTCATGCGATGCGAATAAGCGCCTATAGCAGATTTACGAGTCTGCTATGTGAGCAATGTCGCTCGTAACTAAACAGGAGCCGACTTGTTCTGATTATTGGAAATCTTCTTTGCCCTCCAGTGTGAGGGCTTTTTTATATGCATACCAATAACGCTTCACTCTAGGCGTTTTCGTTATGCAATCAAACAGAAGGAGCATCCTATGCAACAGTTCGCTATTGCAGGGGCGGCATCGGTTCGCCCTTTCAACCCGATTTTATCGGTACAGCATTCACGAAAAAATATTTTAACCGGAGCAGACTTTAAACAACCAAGAATGAAAAGTTTGCTCGAAAAGCTTTGGGATATTTTGAAACGACAAGGCCGTCCATGAGTTTTACAGATAACTGGTCAGACGAAGAATTCATTCGTCAGATGAAAGAAATGCTCAATCAGCACAAAGAACAGGAGAAAGATGATGATTCTGACTCTGAATGATAAGCGTGAAATATCGCAAATCATCGCAAATTTTACTGATGATGATTACGAACGAATCAACAGTGAAGTTGATCGCCTCTGCAAACGTTGCGACCCAATAAGCGAAATGCTTCGCTCATATAAACCAGATGAACACACTAAGGACGCTATCGACTGGCTGGAAGATGATGACTGTGACTATCAGGAAAAAGCCGCTGAATGGTTCTGGGATGCAATAACCGAAAGAGTTAAGGCTGAATATGCCTTCGCAATTGTCAACGACGGATGAAAAGTGATCCACTTATATCTCCACCAACGGCCCAATATTGATCCACCGTTTTACTCAGGATTAGCTTCTGCTATAACCCCGGCCTTTCGTTTCTGTCTGAGTCGATAGCTTTCTCCTTTGATTTGAACGACATGTGAGTGGTGTAAGATACGGTCCAGCATCGCTGAGGTCAGTGCTGCATCACCGGCGAACGTTTGATCCCACTGCCCGAACGGCAGATTGGATGTCAGGATCATTGCGCTCTTTTCGTAACGTTTAGCGATGACCTGGAAGAACAGCTTTGCTTCTTCCTGACTGAACGGCAGATAGCCTATTTCATCAATGATGAGCAGGCGGGGGGCCATTACTCCACGCTGAAGCGTCGTTTTATAACGGCCCTGACGTTGTGCCGTAGATAACTGAAGTAACAGATCTGCTGCTGTTGTGAAGCGAACTTTGATACCTGCACGGACTGCTTCATAGCCCATCGCTATTGCCAGATGGGTTTTCCCCACACCTGATGGCCCCAGTAATACGATATTTTCATTACGTTCTATGAAGCTGAGTGAGCGTAACGACTGGAGTTGCTTCTGCGGTGCTCCGGTGGCGAATGTGAAGTCATACTCTTCGAACGTTTTCACCGCCGGGAAGGCTGCCATTCGGGTATACATCGCCTGTTTACGTTGATGACGTGCCAGTTTTTCTTCATGAAGCAGATGCTCCAGGAAGTCCATATAACTCCATTCCTGGTCTACTGCCTGTTGTGACAGCGCAGGCGCTGCGCTTATAAGGCTTTCCAGTTGCAACTGCCCGGCGAGCACCATCAGTCGTTGATGTTGCAGTTCCATCATCACGCCACTCCTCTGCAGAATGAGTCGTAGATGGAGAGTGGATGATGCAGGGGGTGTTTGTCGAAGTTCACCAGATTTTCATCAAGATGCACGTCATACTCTTTTTTCTCCGGAGGCAGTGCCAGCATGGACTGCTGCTCTTCGAGCCAGCGATCGCAGGGACGTGCCTGGATTGTTTCATGCTTTCGTTGGTTAGCGACATCGTGCAGCCAGCGCAGACCGTGGCGGTTGGCTGTTTCAACATCGACAGTGATCCCCATCGGGCGCAGGCGAGTCATTAGTGGGATGTAAAAACTGTTACGGGTGTACTGCACCATCCGTTCCACCTTACCTTTAGTCTGTGCCCTGAAGGGGCGACACAGTCGGGGAGAGAAGCCCATCTCCTTGCCGAACTGCCACAGCGAAGGATGGAACCGGTGCTGACCGGTCTGATATGCGTCACGTTGCAGAACCACAGTTTTCATATTGTCATACAACACTTCGCGCGGCACACCACCAAAGAAGCGGAACGCATTACGATGGCAGGTCTCCAGCGTGTCATAACGCATATTGTCAGTGAATTCGATGTACAGCATTCGGCTGTATCCGAGAACAGCAACGAACACGTGAAGCGGTGAGCGACCATTACGCATAGTGCCCCAGTCAACCTGCATCTGTCGTCCGGGTTCAGTTTCGAACCGAACGGCAGGCTCCTGCTCCTGAGGAACCGAGAGAGAACGAATGAATGCCCTGAGAATGGTCATTCCGCCACGATATCCCTGGTCTCTGATCTCGCGAGCGATTACCGTTGCCGGGATTTTGTAAGGATGAGCATCGGCGATGCGTTGACGAATATAATCCCGGTATTCATCCAGGAGTGAAGCAACAGCAGGTCGCGGCGTATATTTTGGCGGCTCAGATTTTGCCTGCAAATAACGTTTAACGGTATTGCGGGAGATCCCCAGTTCTCTGGCAATCGCCCGGCTACTCATTCCCTGCTTGTGCAGGATTTTAATTTCCATAACTGTCTCAAAAGTGACCATAAGCTCTCCTGAATCAGGAGAGCAGATTACCCCCTGGATCTGATTTCAGGCGTTGGGTGTGGATCACTATTGCACCGTTCGTGACAGCAATATTCAAACGCAGACACATTTATGGAGAAGCAGCATGAGCAATATCGTTGAATTCGTTAAACAGCAGGAGCAGTTATTCTGCGGAGCATTGACTGAACAGACGGTGACATGGGCTAAGGAAAGCCAGTTTGCAATTCAGTATTTCCAGAAAAATGATTACCTGGCTAAAACGGCACTGGCAAATCCAACCAGCGCACAGAACGCCATCATCAATGTTGCGGCGATCGGCATCACCTTAAACCCGGCTAGCAAACTGGCTTATCTGGTTCCGCGCGACGGCATGGTGTGCCTTGATATCAGTTATATGGGATTGCTCCATATTGCAATGGAGTCTGGTGTTATCTCATGGGGTCAGGCAAAACTTGTTCATGCTAACGATACCTATGAGTCAAACGGGCTTGATAAAGCACCAACCCATAAATACAACGCCTTCGGTGATCGTGGTGATATCGTTGGCGTTTACTGCACAGTTAAGACGCCAGCAGGTGATTATCTAACGGAAGAGATGAGTCTGGCTGAAATTGAGGCTGTAAGGAAAACAAGCAAGGCGGCATTCAGCGATAAAGGACCATGGGTAAATCACTGGAATGAGATGGCGCGAAAGACGGTCGTAAAACGTGCAAGCAAGTATTGGCCTAAGGCATCACGTCTTGATAGTGCTATTCACGTACTAAACGAAGAAGAAGGTGTGTGGACTGAACCAGTTATGCCGCACAAATCAGAGGAAGATATCCGCGAAGATGAACGGAAACGCCAGCAGGAAATAACGGATAAAGCACAACTTCTTTGTGATGAAATGGCTCAGGCAGAAAACATGGATGATTTGAAGCGATATTTTGCAGAAGCATATCGCCTGACATCTGGAATGAAATTGCAGCAGAACGTACAAGCCATTTACGCAGAATGCAAAGCGAAACTGGAGGTTGCCAGTGAGCAAACTGTATGAAATTGCCAATGAATACGCAAAATTGATGGATTCAGATTTAGAGCCAGAGATGATTGCTGACACAATAGAAGGCATGGAAGGAGAATTTACCGATAAAATAGAGCAACTTCTTTCCGTCATTAAAAATGAATCTGGTTATGCTGAACGCCTCAAGGAAGAGGCAAAGTCGCTGAATGAGCGAGCCGCAGTAATTCAAAATAAGATTGACAGCATCAAATCATATATAGCGTCATCGCTTGAAATGGTTGGCAAGAAAAATATTCGAGCAGGTATTCACCAGGTAACAATCCGCAAACCGTCAGAAACTGTAGAAATCATCGACTCAAGCGCCCTTCCTCCTGAATACGTTGAGTTCGAAACGACAATTAAAGCCGACAAACTGGCAATCAAACACCAACTAAAAGCAGGAATAAATATCCCCGGTGCTCAACTCAAGGTTGGGAAACCTTCACTTCTTATCAAATAACGGTATCGCCTATGAAAAAGACTCCATGGGAGAAATGGGAAGTCGATTTCTTGCGCGAAGTATCGGCGACAATGCCAGTTGAAGTTATTGCTGAAAAACTGGAAAGGACTGAAAAAGCAGTTATGGCGAAAGCAACAAGGATTGGCGCTGACATTGTTAGCCGACTTCGTGGAAGACGCTGGACAAGAGCCGAAGTATCACTTTTCGGTAAGTTCTCCGCAGAAGAAATAGCAATTGCAACCTGCCGCTCAATTTATTCAGTAAGAGCTATGCGATACAAGCTAAAAAAACTCGATGAAGAAAGAGCTGGCATACGAATAAATTAACAAAGAGGAATTTACCATGAGAGGACTTGCATACAATCCCGGCATTCTTCCGGCAGAAATGATTATTCGCCAACGCGTAAAGCCAATGCCATCGAGAGAGGAATTGCTTAAGAGAAATAGTTTCGGTTCTGTTAATGACAACAAATATCTGAATGCGATGTGGCGGAGTGGGAAGAAATGAAACAAATGTCACTAATTGAGATGGATGGATTTCTGAAAGGTAAATGCATCCCATGTGATTTAAAGGTTAACGAAACAAATGCTGAATATCTGGTACGCAAATTTGCTGAAGCGGAGGCCAAGTGCGCGGCGCTGGCGGCGGAGAATGCGGAGCTGAAGTCTGTGCACCCTCAACCATTCGGAGCAGAGATGATGAAGGCTCTTGATGAGTATGAGAAGCATCAGGATGAAGTGCCAGAGACTGGAATGCTCAATGCATTTTTCATCTTGCGCGACAGCATCCGTGTTGAAACCCCAGCCACCGACTCTTTCCTGTCTGAAGTGCGGGCGCAGGGGGTTGAGATGATGCGCGAACACCCATCAATCAAACTTTGCTCTTTGACGCACATATGTGATGAGTTAGCCGCCCAGCTTCGCAAAGGAGGCAACCAGTGACTGGACATGCAGCAATCCTCGACATGTGCTGTGGCAGTCGCATGTTCTGGTTAGATAAGAATGACGAACGGGCGAGATAAGCGATCGGTTAAGTGCTATAGTAATGCGCTTTTGTATTTATGGAGTGAATATGAAAAATATCCTACTGGCATCATTGTTAGTGGCATCGCCGGGTGCATTTGCAGCCAGCTTTGACTGCCAAAAGGCTTCGACAGCAATCGAACATAAAATCTGCGATAACGAACGTCTGTCAAAATTAGACGAACAGCTTAGCTCTGCCTATTCTAGTGCCCTCAAAGGAAACCCAGAGAACGCAGACACCCTAAAAATGGTTCAACGTCAGTGGGTAAATATGCGTGGAAAACTCACTGATAATAAGGCTCTGGAGCTGGCTTATCTTATCCAAATTAATGGCCTCAAAGGTTTGGGGAGTTCAGTCAGCGTAACAGCGGCCAATGACATACCCACGTCGGCGCAGAAACATTCTGAAGAGCAGGAAGAAACAAGTAAGGCAGAAGCTAAGTCGGTCAAGAACGGCAATGAGCTAACCTTAGAGTCATTCCGAGCTAAATATGTAGAAGTAGATGGTGAGTATTACAGCACGACATCCATTCCTAGAGGCAGTTCGTTCTTGTTCACTTGCGCCAGTCGTATTGCTGATGACCAAGTGAATATTTGGAAGAAACAGGCAGCCAAAGAGGGCAAAATCGACTTATTCTTTGAGGTTGAGAATCACTTACACACGGCTATGTTGAACGCCAATTTTCAGAAGTTGAATTCAGACCCTGCCAAAAGAGGTATTTGTAATCTGATTAACGCAGTGCCGTAAGTAAATTTAGGGCCACAGTTGTGGCCTTAAATATTTTTTCAGCCTTTTCTTATTTGTAATAAGCAGTACTTGGTAGTGCTTATAAAACAGAATAAAAAACATATGACTTTGGCGATTACCCAGTAAAGATATTCGAAATAAATGTAAATATCGACAATGAATAACTATCCTCGCACTCGCGGGGATTTCTTTTATCTGAACTCGCTACGGCGAGTTTTGTTTTATGGAGATGATTATGGCCTGTTCAACATTCAACCCTCTAACGTTACAGAAATACCAGCCAGCCCCTGAAGATTTATGCTCACTGTGTGGCGGAAATCATGGCAAAGCCGCCATGATCGAATGTAAGGACAAAATCCACATTTGCCTTAATTGCGTTGATGTCCTCGTTGATATCAAAAATGAGAGAGAAGATAAAAAGCGTAGCGAGGCTGTTCGCGCCTTAGATTCATGGATGCGAGATGGGTATAGTGCCGCGCAAATTTATGACTTAGCAATATCAAAAGGCGAAATACCAGGAGTGCGCATAGAATAAGACGTAACCAATATTCGAATTGAAGAACTGAAAGAACACCAAGCCGCCTGATGGCGGTTTTTTCTTGCGTGTAATTGCGGAGACTTTGCGATGTACTTGACACTTCAGGAGTGGAACGCTCGCCAGCGACGCCCAAGAAGCCTTGAAACAGTTCGTCGATGGGTGCGCGAATGCAGGATATTCCCTCCTCCTGTTAAGGATGGAAGAGAGTATCTGTTCCACGAATCAGCGGTAAAGGTTGACTTAAATCGACCAGTAACAGGTAGCCTTTTGAAGAGGATCAGAAATGGGAAGAAGGCGAAGTCATGAGCGCCGGGATTTACCCCCTAACCTTTATATAAGAAACAATGGATATTACTGCTACAGGGACCCAAGGACGGGTAAAGAGTTTGGATTAGGCCGAGACAGGAGGATAGCAATCACTGAAGCAATACAGGCCAATATTGAGTTATTTTCAGGACACAAACACAAGCCTCTGACAGCGAGAATCAACAGTGATAATTCTGTTACGTTACATTCATGGCTTGATCGCTACGAAAAAATCCTCGCCAGCAGAGGAATCAAGCAGAAGACACTCATAAATTACATGAGCAAAATTAAAGCAATAAGGAGGGGGCTGCCTGATGCTCCACTTGAAGACATCACCACAAAAGAAATTGCGGCAATGCTCAATGGATACATAGACGAGGGCAAGGCGGCGTCAGCCAAGTTAATCAGATCAACACTGAGCGATGCATTCCGAGAGGCAATAGCTGAAGGCCATATAACAACAAACCCGGTCGCTGCCACTCGCGCAGCAAAATCAGAGGTAAGGAGATCAAGACTTACGGCTGACGAATACCTGAAAATTTATCAAGCAGCAGAATCATCACCATGTTGGCTCAGACTTGCAATGGAACTGGCTGTTGTTACCGGGCAGCGAGTTGGTGATTTATGCGAAATGAAGTGGTCTGATATCGTAGATGGATATCTTTATGTCGAACAAAGCAAAACAGGCGTAAAAATTGCCATCCCTACAACATTGCATGTTGATGCTCTCGGGATATCAATGAAGGAAACACTTGATAAATGCAAAGAGATTCTTGGCGGAGAAACCATAATTGCATCTACTCGTCGTGAACCGCTTTCATCCGGCACAGTATCAAGGTATTTTATGCGCGCACGAAAAGCATCAGGTCTTTCCTTCGAAGGGGATCCGCCTACCTTTCACGAGTTGCGCAGTTTGTCTGCAAGACTCTATGAGAAGCAGATAAGCGATAAGTTTGCTCAACATCTTCTCGGGCATAAGTCGGACACCATGGCATCACAGTATCGTGATGACAGAGGCAGGGAGTGGGACAAAATTGAAATCAAATAATGATTTTATTTTGACTGATAGTGACCTGTTCGTTGCAACAAATTGATAAGCAATGCTTTTTTATAATGCCAACTTAGTATAAAAAAGCAGGCTTCAACGGATTCATTTTTCTATTTCATAGCCCGGAGCAACCTGTGAACACATTTTCAGTTTCCCGTCTGGCGCTGGCATTGGCTTTTGGCGTGACGCTGACCGCCTGTAGCTCAACACCGCCCGATCAACGTCCTTCTGATCAAACCGCGCCTGGTACCTCTTCGCGCCCGATTCTGTCGGCAAAAGAAGCGCAGAATTTCGATGCTCAACACTATTTTGCATCCCTGACACCAGGTGCGGCAGCGTGGAATCCTTCCCCGATTACCCTGCCTGCGCAACCTGACTTTGTTGTCGGCCCGGCGGGTACTCAAGGTGTAACGCATACCACGATTCAGGCGGCGGTAGATGCGGCAATTATCAAGCGCACCAACAAGCGCCAGTATATTGCCGTGATGCCTGGTGAGTATCAGGGAACGGTGTATGTCCCTGCCGCTCCGGGTGGAATTACTCTGTACGGTACAGGTGAAAAACCGATTGATGTGAAGATTGGGCTTTCCCTTGATGGTGGCATGAGCCCTGCCGACTGGCGTCACGACGTCAACCCGCGCGGCAAATATATGCCAGGTAAACCGGCGTGGTATATGTACGATAGCTGCCAGAGTAAACGCAGCGATAGTATCGGTGTTCTCTGCTCTGCGGTCTTCTGGTCACAAAACAATGGCCTGCAACTGCAAAACCTGACCATCGAAAACACGCTGGGCGATAGCGTAGATGCGGGTAACCATCCGGCGGTGGCACTGCGTACTGATGGCGACAAAGTGCAGATCAATAACGTCAACATTCTCGGTCGTCAGAACACCTTCTTTGTCACCAACAGCGGTGTGCAGAACCGTCTGGAAACCAACCGTCAGCCGCGTACGCTGGTGACCAACAGCTATATTGAAGGGGATGTGGATATCGTTTCTGGTCGCGGCGCAGTGGTGTTCGATAACACCGAATTCCGCGTGGTGAACTCCCGTACCCAGCAAGAAGCGTATGTGTTTGCACCGGCTACGCTGTCCAACATTTACTACGGTTTCCTCGCCGTAAACAGCCGTTTCAATGCTTCCGGTGATGGCGTGGCACAACTGGGCCGCTCGCTGGATGTTGATGCTAATACCAACGGTCAGGTGGTGATCCGTGATAGCGCCATCAACGAAGGTTTTAACACGGCGAAACCGTGGGCCGATGCGGTGATTTCCAATCGTCCGTTTGCGGGTAATACTGGCAACGTTGATGATAACGACGAAGTACAGCGTAATCTGAATGACACTAACTACAACCGCATGTGGGAATACAATAACCGCGGCGTGGGTAGCAAAGTGGTTGCAGAGGCGAAGAAGTAA